ATGCGGCTAATTCGATTTTATATCCACTCAATTGCATACAAATAAAACGATTCTGTGTGGTGGTGTTTGGTTTTAATCGGTATTGCAAAAACACTCAAACGATGGGTCGTTATCCCATAACCCAATTTGACTTTGTGCTTTGTCTTTGATTTGTTGGTAACTGATTTCTTTTTTGAATGTGCTTCCCGTTTCGGTTTCGTGCTTAATCCACCAATCAAACAATTCGGGTTTTTCTTTGGCGATAATTGCCAATTTGCCTTTCCCTTTCAAAAAACAACCATCACAATTCCCGTATGGTTCGTTCACTTGCAAATCAAATGGTTGTTGTTTCCACCAGTTCAACACATCGGCCTTGGTTGTTTTCCACTTAACCAATGGTAATTCAACATCAAATTCAGCATCTTTTATTTTGTTCCATCGCCTTGGTTCATCGTATCGTATGCCGTTGAATGATGTGTAATCAGTAACCCCAATGGATTTCAAATACCTCCGCAATGTGTCAATCTTCATAAAGGTTGTGCAATATCTCAATCGTTGGTTGGGCAAGAATTGTTTTTTGTGGGCAATGACTTCATTAAATGGCCTTCCATTACGGGATGCGGTTTCGTATGTTACAACCTCAAAGTTGTTCCCAAACCGATACTCCAACCAAACTATGTTTAACCCCCAACGCTTATCACACTCATTGATGAAATCAAGTGTTTGTGGCATCTCCTTTCCCGTGTTCTGAAAAGTAACAAGGTATTCACCACCCTCATCGATTAGGCGTTTGGTCATATACGCGGATGTTCTACCCCCGCTGAAATTTATGATGTTCATACCAATCGTTCATGTAGGATGGTGTGTACCTGGGCGTGATACCTTTGCATCTCCTTATCCGTTACCAAAATGTCCGTAAATTCCCGAACCGATGAAATAATAGTGGAATGGTCAAGGTGTGAAATGTTACCAATCTCCATGAATGTCATGTTTAGGCGTTTACGGCAAATGTGGTTGAACATGTGTCGGGCATACATTGGTTTGCGCTTCCTTGACTTGGTGATAATTTGGTCGGGTGTCATGTCCATTACCTCACAAATAACCCGTAACACTTCACCCCATGTGGTAGGGTTATCGTTTATGTCCGTTTTTGGTTTGACAATTTCTTGTTTGAGTAACCTCACTTCGCGGTCATGGTTCATCTTGTTTTCAACTACCAACAATCGCAGTCGTTTAATTTCTTGTTTAAGGTTGTGTATTTCTTGGTAATGGCTTGTCATATCAAACGCAAAGATACAAAATCCACATGAAATAAACAATTACCGAATATCGTAGTTTCCGTAATTAGATTTGATTCCAAGTGCCATCATTTCGTGATAACGCCATGAATCAATCCCGTGATCCGTTCCAATCGGGGTGTTCATGGTTCGCCCTTGGGTGTCCGTATCCCAACAATAATTTCGCAGTTCCTTAATTAGGTTTGTGGATGTCGATGTAACCAAATACGATTGGGATTGCATGATTTGAATTCCGTAGTTGATTGAATCTTTGCCCTTGGTTACTCCCTTGATTCTTATTCCATACCTCCGTATCTCATCAATTGATTTTGGTTCGGCACTATCCGCATAAACGGGTACATGGTTGGGTAATGCCTTTGCAATGTCCGAATTAAGCATTCCCGTGCGGTATGCGACCTCATCAACGATTCGTTGACCATTGTATTCATAAACGGAAACAATCGCCGTGGGATCGTTTGTGTAACCGAAATCCACACCACAACCAACCAATCGTGCATCCTCTGGGATTTTGTCGATGGTTTGCCAATTGCTGAATATAACCCCTTGTAAATTTCCAATCTCACCAAGGCCATATACCCGCCACCAATTGGCCCAATAGTTGGATGTTTCCGCCCTATCCCGTGCCTTTTCAATTTCGTTTACAATTGATTTGTCCAACGCTTCATTGTCTTTGTATGTTAGTACAATCATCTCCGCATCCGCATCGTGTACCAACTCACTATCCACCCAAAATTCCGCCACTGGGTTGTAATCTAAATAAATGAATTTACGGGTACGGATTGCCATTTGGTAGTACGATTCCCAATCTATGTTGTTGCACTCATTCACGAATAACACATCACGCCTTGCACCCCTCAACTTTTGTGGTTGGTCTGCGGAAAAGAATTCAATGTATGAATCGTTTGAAAAGGTGTATGTCAATGATGACTTGTTCCATTTGTTGGCATCGTACATTCCAACCATGTCCATAATTTTAAGGAAATCACGGATGGCACCCCTTCGCAAATGCGGGATGGTTTCCGATACAACAGATATTTCACACTTCGGGTTTTGCACCGCGTATGTGATAAGCATTGGAATAATGCTGAATGTTTTAGAATCATCACCCCCACCACCGAAGCAATGGGGGTTAAACCGAGGAAGATGTACCACCGCGAACGATGCGCACACGCTTCCTCAATTTACTTATCTTGACCTGGGCTGTTGTCTGTTGTAACATCTAAATTTATTCCGTTAAATATGGGCTTTTCTGTGGTAACATCAATTTGTTGGGTGGGCATACCAAATCCCGAATCCATCAATTGTTTGTACGCACCAACATCACCTTTCCTTGCCTTGTGTATCATTGCAAGGGTGATTAAATCTTCTTGGGATAGTTTTTCCAATTCCCCCGTGATGGGGTTTTTACTTTCTTGCATTACCTCCAACCATTTCCGTGCGATGGTGCTTCGGTTCTTGCTTCCCTTTGGTCTGCCATTGGGGTTGCCACTTTCCCCAGGTTGGAACGGAATCAAATCTTCTTTGCTCATTCTGTTTTTGTTCTGTTTTAATCGTTTGGCAAAATAGGAATCGGCATCCACATATATGGTGCGTTGATTGGTGAATCATCTGTTGACAAATACCATTGCCCGTCTAAAATATAGGCAACCTCTTTGGTGTCAATTAATACCCACACTTGGTCATGTGGTATGGTGTCGCGGGTTTCTCTCCATGCTTTCATAGTTCTAATAATTTCCAAACGGCTTGTTCAGGTGTTGATGCTATTTTTTGTAATGCTTTTTTTACTTGGTTGTATTCATCGGGGGTGTATTCCAATGTTATTTTTTGTGTATCAATGGTTGGTTCTTCCTCTACCTCATCAATAACCTTTGGTAATTCCAATCCCCAATCTTCCAAATCGTCTGCGTTAAAATCGTTGGCAAGTGCATCCCAATCCCACGATCCGTAATTGGTGTTGTCGCGGATTAAAAATTCCCTTTGGCGTTCTGCACTCCAATCAACTTTTTGGCAAGGTACTGTTGTGAACCCAAGTTCTTTCATTGCCATAAATCTTTGGTTCCCTCCCAAAATCATATTGTCTTGGTTGATAATCAATGGGCGTACCATCGTCATATCGGGAAATTCTCGGATTGACTTCACCAATTGCTCAAACTTGGAATCGCGGATCGTCCTTGGATTTGCCTCGTTGGGGTGTATCTCGTTTATGTTGTATGCCTCAATCATAATTTTAGTTTTTATTTCTGACATCTTCCCCGAATAGTTCATACAATTTACGGGTTTCTACCAATATAGAACGATTTTCTTTTGCTTTATGATACCAATTGTGGCATTCCATACAAAGATTAATCAAATTTCGTTCGTCATGTAGATGTGGGTGGTTTGGTTTTTCGCTGCGATACACGACATGGTGCATTTCAAATTGGTATGTTGATGTGGTTTCGCATCTTTCACAATAAATAAATCCATGTTCATTTTTCATTCGTTCCCTCATGCCATTACGAATCCTTAAAAATAATCTATTCCCTTCCGCCGTTTTATCCGATGTTCTGGTATACATTCCATTTCGATATCCTGGGTTGTTTTTCCCAATTCTTTTTTCGGTTGACTCCGCAGTCCATCGTCTGCATCTTTTTGACTTTTGATTTTCAACACGGCAATTGGCACTACAAAATTTATCCAAAGATGTGTATGGCTTAAACTCTATTTTGCAAACACCACAAATTTTTGTTTTTGGCTTTTTGCTTAGTTTATCGCCTTGATATTTCTCTTTGCATTTTTTTGAGCAACATTTATGCACACTTGTTTTTTGTAAAAATTCAGTTTCACAAACTATACATTTCATAGTTCAAAGATACGCATAAGATGTTACACATCTACAACTTTTATGTCAACCGCCTGGCTTCCACACACTTCGCACGGGATAAAATCGGATGTGTCATACCCAAAATAATTCAAATAAATTTTTGTATGTTTTTTCATTGTTGATTCCCTTTTCGTATAACCTAAACGCCACCGATTCCGATACCCCCATTCGTTCGCCAATTGCTCGGAATGTGTAATGGTAATCATCGCGTAAAATCATTAC